CAGTGGGGGGGCTGGGCGGCGTGCTTATCTCGCCGCGCGCGCCGACATTAGCGGTATCCAATGGCTCCGTCGGCCATGTTGAACGAATTCGAGATGCGCGAGCGGATCGCCAGGATCCACGGCGCCGGCGTCCTGAAGAGAAGCGCCATGAACATCCGCGGCGGCGCCGGCGTATTTAAACGAGTCCTCGAGGGCAAAGGTTACGGCACCGTCCTCGAGATCGGCACCTACAAGGGCGTCTCGGCTGCAGAGATCTCCCGCTATTGCGATCGCGTGGTCACGATCGACCTGGTGCACGGGAAGATCGAGGCGATGGGAGAGAAGTTCGATCGCAGGGCTTTCTGGGCGTCCTTGGGCGTGACCAACGTGGAGCTCGTCCTCGTCGATGATGACGAGGACAAGGCGCGGGTCGTCGCGGGCCTCGAGTTCGATCTGGCCTTCGTCGATGGCGCCCATGACGAGCGGATCCGGGACGACTTCGAGCTCGTGAAGCGTTGCGGCCGGGTTCTGTTTCACGACTACGACCGCGGCGGCGTGCGCGGCCAGGACCATGTGTACGACTTCGTCAATGCACTTCCGAAGGAGCAGATCCAGGTGATGGACATCTTCGCTTTGTGGACGGCGCCATGCTGAATGAGCGCATCCAGCCCGACGTCGAGCTGAAGACGCCGCTCGATGTCGAATCGATCAAGAGTGGCCCCTTCGCATCGCCATTCATGAAGGAGATCATGCGGCAGTTCGGCAAAGCCGCATTCGGACGCTGCAGCGCGTGCGCTGAGTTCGAGAGCTTCCTCGTGGATCTCCGCGAAGCGACCTTCCTCGGGAAAATCTGCCTCGAGATCGGATCGTTTTACGGCATCACGGCCGCGATCATGTCGCAATACTTCGAAGAGGTGATCGGGGTCACGCGCGATCGTGGCGAGGACATCAAGATGCGAGACAGGATCATCGCGCACCTGGAAATCAAGAATTTGCGTTTCGTCAACGCAGACGATAACGCGCACAAGGCTGCTGTGGTAAAGGGACTGAAGTTCGACTTCTGCTACCAGGACGGCGACCACACGAATGACACGCAGACTGATTTCGACTTGGTGAAACGCTGCGGTCGCGTGCTCTTCCATGAGGCGTGGCCGCTCCAGCCAGCGGTCTGGAATCTTGTGCACTCGCTACCGAAGAATGAAGTTGTCTGGGCGAAATTCGACTGCCTCGCCTACTGGGAAGCGAAGCGTGGATAGACTCATCAAGCGCTGGGACGCCGAGGTCGACGCCGATCTGATGCTTTGCGAGCGCCACGGCGTAGCCTACCAGGCAGATATGCGCGCAGGCCGCGTGCTCTACGGTTCCGAGTACTTGGCGAAGGTGCAGGCCTACGAGGGGACGGCGATCGCCAAGGCGGTGAACGCCGGCCGCTGCGCCATGCTGCAGCGCCAGCTGCCGGCGGGCGCGAGCCTGCTCGATGTCGGCGCCGGAACAGGTGAGTTTCTGCTTCAAGCGAAGGCCTCGGGCTTCGAGGCGAAGGGCTACGAGGTCATCCCGGAGGCGGCGAAGGCGCTCACAGACGCACGCCTGTATGCGGACGACCCATTCCAGTTCGATGCCGTGACCCTCTGGGACACCATCGAGCACCTCGAGGATCCGCAGCTGCGCCTGCAGCAGGTGAAGAAGGGCGCCTTACTCTTTGCCTCAGTCCCGATCTTCGAGGACCTGAGGAGCATCAGGGCCTCGAAGCACTATCGCCCGGGCGAGCACCTTTACTACTGGACCAGGAACGGATTCGTCGACTGGATGGCGCTCCACGGATTCAGGTTCCTCGAGGGAAGCGATCACGAGATCGCCGCCGGGCGCGAGGCGATCGGCGCCTTTGCGTTTAAACGGGATCTCCCGGACTATCACGACCACCTGCTGGCCTACCAGGAGATCCACGCCAGCCGGCATTACGGGAGCTCCTCGGCCGAACTGCATCTGGACGCGGTGGCAGAGATCGTGCGAGATCTGCAGCCCGCCTCAATCCTGGATTACGGCTGCGGCCGGAGCGACCTGGTGGCCCACTTCTGGCGCGACGGAGAGCGCAGGATCGCGCGCTACGACCCTGCGATCCCGACCTTCAAGAGCATGCCGGCCGGGGTCTTCGATCTCATCTTCTGCTGCGACGTGCTCGAGCACATCCCGATGTCCGGGGTCGATCGCGTTCTGGGCGAGGTCAGGCAAAAGGGCGCGACCGCGGTCTTCACGATCTCGACCAAGCTCGCGCGCGCGAAGCTTCCGGACGGCCGCAATGCGCATGTGACGCTGCTGACGCGCTCCGAGTGGATCCGGTGGGTGAGCGAGGTATTCGGCAAGGTCGAGCCGCTGGCGTCGAACTGGGAGCACGAGCTGGTGCTCCTAGCAGGCAGCGAGGCGATCAACGCGCGGCGCCGTGCGGCCGCGGCGAAACCGAGGATCGCAGCGTGAGGGCAGGCGCTCTAGATCGGCAGATCACGATCGAGCGGAAGGCCGTCGCCGGCGACCCCGAGTTCGTCACAAACGATGCCAAGTTCGGGACGCAAAAGGTCGCCTGGGCACCATTGGATCGGGATCCATCGAATCCCTCGGCCGCGGTCAAGTCCTGGGCCGAGGTGCAGGAATCTCTCCCGAGCCGCGCCGAGGGGATCGCCCTCGGGGCGGTGATCGCTCGCAACCAGGCCAGGATCCGGATGCGGTATCGCGATGATATCGACTCGTCGATGCGCATCACCGTCCACGGGGACGACGCCGACACCGTCTATCAGATCATCGGCGGCCCGGCGCAGGTGACCGCGGAGGGCAGGAAAACGATGATCGAGGTCTTCTGCGAGCGCTATTCGTCGTGAGCGAGGACATCAACGTCACAGGCCTATCGGACCTGCAGGAGTTCCTGGACCAGCTCACGCCAAAGGTCGAGCGCAACGTGATGCGCGGCGCGCTCCGCGCCGGCATGATGGTCGTGCTCCCGGCGGCGCGCCAAGGCATCCATTCGGTGTCTGGCGAGCTCGCCGCGGGCTTGAAGGTCGGTACCCGCGCCCAGGGCGGTCTCGTGACCGCCAATATCAAGGCCACAGGCCCGCATGCGTTTGTCGCGAAATGGGTCGAGTACGGTACGAAGGCGCATTTCATCGGCGGTCAGCCTGGACACGGCTTGCGCTTTCCGGACGGCCAGATCGTGGAGGGCGTCGTACATCCAGGCGCAGCGCCGCACCCTTTCATGCGCCCGGCATTGGACGGGCAGGCGAGCTCTGCCGTCGTCGCGGCCGCCGAATATATGAAGGAGCGCCTCGCAACGAAAGAGGGGCTGGACACGTCCGATATCTCGATCGAGGCCGATCAATGAGCGGCGTCGCGGTCATCAGGTATTTGCTGGCGCACGACCAGGGCGTGCTCGCGGCCGTGGCCGAGGATCACATCTTCGCGGGCGACGCGCCGATCAACTTGCAGATGCCGGCGCTTTCTGTGAAGGAGATCAGCGGGGTGCCGATGCTCACTATTGGCATGACAGACCCGCGGTTCATGCAGAGCGAACGCGTGCAGATCACAGCGCTCGTCAAAGGTACTGAGGGCGCGCCCGCTGGCGCCGGATACCCGGCAGTGAAGCAGCTGCTCGCCCTGGTCATGGCGGCCTGCAGGAATGCGCGCGGCGCGATCAACGGCGTCCTGGTGGACAGCATCCTCCCGGACCTCGAGGGCCCGGATCTCTCGGATGAGACGACCGCGCTCTATACGCAGTCGAGGGACTTCATCGTCAAGTTCAACGCCTGATCACAACAGGCGAAGTCGTTTAAACGAGGGGCCGCAGCTTGCGGCCCTTTTCTTTTTCCAAGAACCGTAACCCCGCCCGAGGCGGGCTTTTTTTAATCAACCCGCGAAAGGGGAAATGAGCCATGAAACGAATCACGCTCTTCTTGCTGTCCATTATCGCCGCGCTCGGCGAAAAGCTGAACGATCTGGCCTTCGAATACCTGCGCTCGACAGGTTTGCTGCTCGAGATCCAGCGCACCGATATCGAATCCATCGCCGGCGCGATCATCGGGATCTCGGCGCAGCTGCCGGCGACGTTCGACGCTGCTGGCTACGACGCCTCCGCAATGCTCTTCACGACGGTCGGCAAAGTCGAGTCGATCGGCAATCACGGCATGGCGGCCACGGTGACCAAGTTCACGCCCATCGACACTGCGACCGTCAACAAGATCAAGGGATCGAAGGACTACGGCACGATGTCGCTCTCGATGGGCAGCGTCCCGGGCGATGCCGGCCAGGTCCTGCTGAAGACGGCATCGGAGAACGGCAGCATCCACTACTCGATCGAGCTGCGGTATCCGGATGGCGAGTTCCACTATCTCGACGTGCTGGTGACCAAGTTCGAATACGCCGACGGCACGGTGAACGACGTCCAGAAGGTGAACGTCGATCTCGAAATCTGCCGCAAGCCGGTCATCATCCCGCAGCCGTAGGAAAGCCGTTCCTCGGGTGCGCGGCTCGTTTCTCCGTGCTAGAAGTCGCGACGCGCGCCACCGCCTCGTTCAGTCGAGGCGGTGGCGGCTGCGTCGTTCCCTGATGCGAAATCAGGGCGCTTCAAAAGGAACCGCGAAGGCATTGGCCGCAGAGGCTGTGCCCAATAAGCGCGGACGTAAATTCTAAATTTTAATGAGGTGATCCGATGGATATTCGCAAGCAGTATGGTCTGACCGAGGCCGCCGTTCTGATTTTCAAGGACGCGAACGAAGAGGTGATGCTGGGAGCTGACGGCAAGCCGTGCACGGCCGAGATCTATGGGCCTGGCTCGAGGGCGCACATGCGCGCGCTCGCGCGCTCCCAGGGCGAAGCGATGGATATGATCCAGCGCAAAGGAAAAATGAAGAAATCAGGCGATGAGGTCTCGCGTGACAAAGCGAAGTTCGCGGCCGACGTCACCCGCGGATTCTCTGACAATCTCGCGAAAGAGCTCTTCCCCAATTTGACCGGGGAGCAGCTCGCGATCGCGATCTATTCCGATCCAGATATCGGCTATCTCCTCTCCGATCAGGTCGAGGTCTTCCATCGGGAGAAGGCAAATTTTACGAAGGCCTCTACGGCGACCTGAGCCGGCGAGTTCGCTTCGTCGCATGGCTCAACGCGGTCCCGCGGAGGCAGGACGAATCCTCGAAGCCGCAGCAATTGCTCTCGCGCATCGAGCAGGTGCGGTTCGACCTCGAGGATCCGACCTATGAGCCGGATCTTCCACCGGTCGAGGACGCAGAATTCATCCTCGACTACCTCTGGGGCGCGGGCCCTGTCACAGGCCAATCAGTGCTTACCCACGCAGAGATCCTCGCTTGGCAACAGAACACGGGCGTCGAGCTCGAGCCGTGGCAGATCTCTTTCTTGCGCCGACTCTCTAACGAATATCTGGTCGAGGCCGCTCTGGCTACCGACGCCAATCGCCAGCCGCCTTGGAAGCATGAGGCGGATCCGCGCGCCTCTGCAAACGCGCTCAAACGTTCCATGAGAAAGCTCGCCGCCCTATGATCGCCGGTTCCCTTGAAATCCAGATGAGCGCGAATATCGCGCGCCTGGCCGATGATATGGCCAAGGCGAAAGCGATGGTCGGAGACGCGACCAAGAGCATGAGCGACGCGGTCGGCAGCCTCAAGAGCATGTTCGCGAGCCTGGGGGTCGGGCTCTCGATCGCCGGGTTCGCTGACCTGACGAAGAACGCGGCCAACGCAGCCGACCAGGCAGCTAAGCTCTCAGACCGCTTCGGGATCGCTACAGAAACCCTGATCGGCATGCAGCACGCCGCGGACCTCGCCGGCGTTTCGCAGGACGGTCTATCGAATGCCCTGAAAGGAATTGCGAAGAGCAGCGTGGACGCGATGCAGGGCACTGAGGCCTCGAGGCTCGCGTATCAACGCCTCGGGATCGAGGTGTCGACGTTCCTGAAGCTCCCGATGGACCAGCAGCTCTCGCTCGTGATCGATCGTCTTGGGAAAATGGAGAACGCGACGGTCAGGAACGCGACCGCGCAGGCGGTCATGGGCCGTCAGGCTGGACAGATGGCGGGTCTAGTCGCAGAGGGCTCCAAGGCTTTCCAGGAGGCCGAAGAGGATACGAAGGCTTGGGGCCTGGCGCTCGATCGCGTCGACGCGGCCAAGATCGAGCTCGCGAACGACGCCATGAAGCGGGCCGACGCAGCCGGCAAGGGTCTCTTCACTACGATCGCCCTCAACCTCGCGCCGATGATTGCTGGCTTGGCGAACGGCTTCGCGGACGCTTCCAAGGAAGCGAATGGCTTCCGTGATCAGGTCGTGGAGAGCACCGGGTTCACGGTCGAGGCGATCGGATATCTCCTGAACGCGCTCCAGGGCGTGAAATACGCCTATATGGCGATCAAGGTCGTGCTGGCCGATTTCACGGGCGCGACTCTCGAGTCGTTCTCCATGATAGCGAAGGCTGTCTCCGACAACCCGATCACGAAGTGGGCGGCTAGACTCCCAGGAGCGATGGGAGAGGCGGCGCGCGCGGTGCAGCAGAACGCTGGCGACATAGGCGATGACCTTCATTCGCTCGCCCAAGGATTCTTCGACGTCGGCGACTCGGTACAGAAGGAGCTGAACGACCTGATCGCCCAGGGCCTGCCGCACGACAAGTTCGTCGCCTTCGTGGCTCGCATGAAAACAGAAATGGACTCCGCGGCGAAGCAGATCGCAGCGCAGCGAGCGGCCATGAATCAAGGCGGCGGAGATCTCGGTATCACGCCCAAAGACCAATACAACGCGGCGCTTGCCGCTCAGCTCAGCGCGCTCCTAACGCACAATCAGACCGCGCTCCAGATCATCGAGCAACGCTATACGCAGGAACAGTCGCTCCTGAATGAAGCCCGGGAAAAGGAGTTCATCACCGACGACTATTGGCAGGGCCAGAGCATGCTGGTATTCGCCCGTTACCAGGATGCGCGTGCGACAGCGATATATCAGGAACAGGAGCAGCAACGGCAGAAGGCCATGATCGTCACGAACTTGGAGATGAACACCTGGCAGCTCGCGGCCGACTTCCTCCAGGTATTCGCAGGCAAGTCGAAAGCAGCGGCCATCGCAGTGATCGCTATCCAAAAGGCGCTCGCGATCGCGCAGGTGATTCAGCAGACCGCCGTCGCGTCCATGGCCGCGTTTGCTCCTCCTCCGATCGGCCTTGGTCCCGTCGCCGGTGCCGCGCTGGCAGCGCAAATACAATCCTTGGGAGCAATTCAGATCGCGCTTATCGCAGCGACCGGAATCGCCCAGGCCTCCCAAGTTGGATCAGGAGGCGCGAGTGCGGGATCCGTGTCCAATCCCATCGCCACCACGCCCGGCATTGGATCGACGGCGCCAGCCACCAGCTTGCCGGCATCGTCGCAAACCGTGGTGAACGTCAACATCACGAATAGCGGCGTTCTGGGTGACGATGGTATCCGGAAGCTCGTGCAGGATGAGGTAATCCCGCAGATAAAGGACGCGGTGGACAACCGCGACATCGTGATCATCGGCCAGAACTCGCGCCAGGCCGCGATCCTGCAATCCTGACATGGGCACGATCGCCTATACCGCCAAGCGCGACATCGAGACTCTCGGCCCTGCGCTCTCGATCACGGACGCGTTCACCTCCGCCGCCGACGATTCGATCAATGCGCTTTCATCCGTGCTTTCCGGTTTCGTCCAGGACCAGTGGGTGCAGGTCTCTGGCTTCACGCGCAGCTCAGGATGGTACCAGGTGAAGGCCAATTCGACCTCGGGGAAGATCCTGACGCTCACGCCGCCGATCGATCATCTGAGGTTGCCGGGCGTCGCGGGAAATTTTGCCAGCACTCCCGACAGCGCAGCGGCGAGCGTCACAGGCAGCATAGAGCTTACGGCGCGCGCCGTTCTGCCAGATTGGACGCAATCCGGAAACTGGCAGCTCATCGGAAAAGACGACGCAAGCACAAATCGGGATTACGTCATCTTTATCGGCTCCGCCGGCACACTGAATTTTCAATACACGAGCGATGGGGTAACGACGAGCGGCCGCATCGCAACCAGTTCTGCGCCGGTGCCATTTGTCGACGGCGTCATCGGCTGGTTCAAGGCCACTTACAATTCGGGCAGCGGTGTCGTCCAGTTCTTCACCAGCACAGATGGCGTGGTGTTCACGCAGCTGGGCACCAATATCACCATTACATCGGGCGCGATTCACAACGGCACTGGAGCCCTGTTTGTCGGAAATTCTCTCGTCGTTGGAAGCATCTACTACGCCGAGGTTCGCAATGGCATCGGCGGACCAATCGTGGCTGCGTTCGACCCGACTCGCGCGTCGCGCGGCGCGACGACCTTCGTGGCCGCGACCGGAGAAACGTGGACGATCAACAGCTCTGGCACGCCGCCGGCGTTGCTGCAAGGGCCGCAGCTTTTCGACGAGGGCGCGGAATATCTGAGCATACCGGGTATCGCCGGGAACAACGTGACTACGCCAGACAGCGCGGCTGTAAGTTTTACCGGAGACATCGACTTCCGCTCGAAGATCGCTCCCAATCTTTGGGCGACTGGGTCTGGATCGCAGGCGATCATCGTCAAGGACAACGTGGGCTCGAATTATTCCTACGCCTGGGTGATGGACCTGAGCGGATTCCTCTCCTTCTTTTGGACGGAGAACGGCACCGCTCTAAAGAGCGCTACTTCAACTGCCGCCGTAGGGTTCTCGGCGGGGAGCGCTCACTGGGTGCGCGTGACGTTTGACGTCAACAATGGCGCGAGCGGCCGCACCTTCGTCTTCTACACCAGCGACGACTACGACCCGACGACCGGACTTGGAACGTGGACACAGCTCGGCGCTACGGTGACGCAGGCCACGGCGACGAGCATCTTCGACGGAACTTCTCCGGTTGAGCTAGGCACCGAGAGCGCCGGACTTGCGACGTTCTTTTCCGGCAAGTACTACTACGCGGAGATGCGCAATGGCATCAACGGCACGGTGGCGGCGGTCTTCAATCCGGGACGCGCCGCTGCAGGGGCAACCTCCGTCGTCTCCTATACAGGAGAAACCTGGACGATCAACACGAGCGGCGGGACACCTGCCGCCCTAGTGCGCACGACGCCCGTGCTCATCACTGGCTATAAACGCGGCTTCGGCCAGACCTATCAACTCGAGTTCTATTCAGAGGTCTCAGATCGCAGCGCGAAGGCGATCAGGGCGTCGCAGACCGCCCTGGGCGGCGGCCAGCCCGAGGTCGTCTACACCAGGCGCGAGGTACGTATGGCGGTAACAGCCCTGGGACCGCCGAGCGGGGATCTGATCGATGAAACTTCCATGCCGCAATGGCGAGAGATGCTCGCTTCGTCCTTTGCCGGTGAGGTGATGCAGTTCGATCGATACGGCACCATCGCCGTCCCAGGCGCGATCGTCCCGGCCGTGCTCGATGATGACGGCTATCAGGAGGCCCGCATCGGCCCGAGCAAGTTCAAGCTCTCGTTCAACCTCCTGCTTCTGACCTGATTCCGTGAGGACAGACACCGCAGTCTTCGCGGCCGCGAATCGCGCTCTCTCGAAGGAGCCGCGCTACGTGATCGAGATGGCGTTCGATCTCGGGGCAACAGTGCTCCGATATTTCACCTCGCACACCGATGCGGCTTTGCCGGCGGGCGCAGTCGCCATATCGAACGTCGTACAGGCGCTTTCCGGCACCAGCCAGACGCTCAATCCAGACACGGCCAACGCGTCGATCGGGAATTTCAACTTCTCTCTTGTCGATCGCTCTGGATCCGTGACTCTCGCGCTGGGCGGACAGCTCGCCCTCGGGCGTTCGACCAGGTCACAGCGCGTGAGGCTTTATGTCGGGTACGCCGGGCTGGCCTGGTCGGATTATTCCCTTGTCCAGACTCAGATGGTTCAGGACGCCTCCTACAAGGACGGCGCGTATTCGATTCGATGCCTGGACGTGCAGCGGCAGCTGCGGAACAACATCTTCGACGTCGCGAGCACCACGATCACCGCGAGCGTTCTGGCGGCAGACACCACGATCAATGTGGTTTCGACAACCGACTTCGAGCTCCTCGAGCACGGCTCGACGTATAGCGATGCGCCGAACGCGACCGTTCTCTATTTCAAGTTGAATGACGAGGTCATCCGCGCTACCGCGACGACGCCGACTTCGTTCACTGGTTGCGCTCGAGGCGTTTTGAATACGCTCGCCGCGGACCACCCGGTTGATCCCACGTCGACCGCTGATCAGCAGCCGAAGGTAGACGAATTCGTCTATCTCGAGCTGCCGGCGCTCAAATTGATGTATGCGGTCCTCACGGGGAATATCCTCGGGACGGAGAACCTCTTCCCGCAATCGCAGACTCTGGACAATGCGGCCTGGACGAAGACCGCCTCGTCAGTCAGCGCGAATGCCGGAGCCGCTCCGGACGGAACGGTCACCGCGGACAAGCTCGTCGAGGACAACACGAGCACCTCGCATTCGATCGCTCAGAATCTCTCGAAGGCTACGGCCCCTGTCCAATATACCTATTCGGTCTGCGCCAAGGCCGCCGGCCGTAACTGGATCATCCTGCAGGTGCAGGACGGAACAACTGCGTGGTCTTCGGTCTATTTCGATATTTCAGCCGGCATCATCGGGAACGCACTCGGCGCCGCGACGATCACGCCAGTCCCGGGCGGCTTCTATCGTTGCAGCGTCACCGGCGTTTCGACCTCGGTCAATCTGGTGGTCGGCATCACCTACATGGCGCAGTCGAACGGCGGCCCTTCGAACTATGCAGGCGACGGAACCTCGGGCGTGCTGCTCTGGGCCGAGCAGCTCAATGTAGGCCCGCTCGCGCTGCCCTATGCAGTCACGACCTCAGCCGCGCGCGCAGGATCCATGCTTCCGACCTCGTGGAATCTTGGCGTCGATCCAAGCCTCGTCCGGCTCTCAGACTATCTGAACAAGGACGATCTCTACAGCGCGATCGACGACGATCTTGGATTCAACGTCTTCTTCCAGGCGATGAAGAAGACCGACGGGAAGAAGTTCCTCGAGACAGAGCTCGCGCTCTTGCTTGGTGTCTTCATGCCGGTCTATGCCGATGGCTCGCTAGGCCTGAAGCGCATGTCGAACATCCTGACTGGGGCGGCCTATTCAGCGCAGTTCGACGAGACGAACGTCGTGAGCTATGGAGACCTGCTGCACGATTTCGTTTCCCTGCACAATGTCCTCGAGATCGACTGGAATTACGAGCTCGTCCAGGACGATTTCACGCGTCAGAATTTCCTGATCGATGAGGGGTCGACGGAGATTTACCAGACGGCCGATGTTCTGACGCTCGCGTTCCGCGGCCTCTATGGCAGCAGGCACACGGCCGCGATGCTGCAAGGCAGATTCGACGCCTTCCGTGATCGGTACAGCTCGCCGCCGCTCAGGCTAGACATCTCGACGTACGCGACGCAAAACGGGCTCGAGGTAGGCGAGATAGCTCGCGTGAAACTGGCGAACATCCGCGACTACATCGCGTCTTCGTCCGGACAAATCGTCTCGCTCGATCGCTCTTTCGAGATCCAGAATGTCAGCATCGAATGGGAGACCGGGAAGCTCTCCTTCAAGCTCATGGCAACCTCGCGCGCGCCGGACGCGGTTGCCGCGACGGCGGATGCGTCCGTTCTTACGTCTGGTTGGTATACAGGAACCGGAACATCGCTCGCCAGCGTGATCACGATCGCGGGGTCGAGCCCAGGGCATGTCACCGCCGGCGGCACTCTTCAGGGTTCGACGTCGCTGCTTTCGACCTCTGCCGTCTACTACTACAACGGCGATTTGCAGATAGACGCGTCCGTGCTCATCAACTGGACGCAAAATATCTGGCTGCGCGTGAACGGATTTCTCACCGTGAACGGCAGGATGACTGGTAAGGGTGCCGGGATTCTTGGTGCCTCGAAGGTTGCGCCCTTGTCACGAGATCCATCCAGCTACACCACCAACCTTGGCACGCAGGGCTTCATCGGATCAACTGAGGCCGGAGGCGGCGCTTACATCGACGGCGTGATCGCCAACTCGATTCGCGGCGACGTTGTTCAGGGGAACAATCCGACGATGCCCGTCTTCGTCCTCTCGTGGGACGGCGCCAATCTTTCCGGAGTCCCGAATGATCTTCGTGGCTCTTCCGGATCGACCGGCGTATGGGCGAATAGCGGCAATCCGCTGCTCGGCGATCCGCGAAAGATCGGGGGCGCCGGCGTGCGCGGAGGCGTTGGGGGCGCCGGCGGCGGCGGCATCCTCATCACATGCAAGGGAATCTCTTTCGGCGTCGCCGGGCAGATAGACACGAGCGGCGCAGACGGATTCCCAGGCGACTCCCTGGACGTCGGGAACTATTTTATGTACGGCGGCAGCGGCGCCGGCGGAGCTCCGGGCGGCTTACTGATCATCCTCGACGGGGCCAGCACCATCGCGACTGGCCTGACAACAGGATTCGTTGCGAGGAATGGATCGACGCCCATTGTCGCTGCCACGCTTCCGTCGCCGAGTACAGAGTTTGACTTTCAAGGCGCGCTCAATCTTTACTCTTACTACGTCGGCACCGGAGACGGAATTGCGTTCCCGCTCCCGGATATGTCCGGCGCGCGCGGCGGCTCGCGCGTTCAGTATGTGCCCGGTAACCCCGCCGCAGTTCAGGACAATCCGACTGTCCTTGGCGGAGATCTCGAGAGTTCGGTCTTGAGCAGCTGGATAGCCGTGCTGGACCAGGCTACCGCGAAGATCCTGCATGCCGTCGCATGGGTCGGATTCCTTCAGAAGTTCGTGGCGGCCGGCGACATCGTGACCAGCAACCCGTTACTCTATACGTTCGCAAACGACCTGGTGCTTACGAACCAGTCGAACGGCATGACATCCGCGATCCAAGGCTTGGCGGCCTCCGGATCGATCATCGTCGCGGTCGGCGGATCCGCCGGCGTCCAGAATGCGTATTCGAGCGCTGACGCTGTCACCTGGACGGCGAGAGGTACGACCACGGCCGGACTGAACGGTGTCTGCTTCGGCGACAAGTTCGTCGCAGTAGGCAATGCATCAAGCGGCAGCGCCTACACGCTAACGAGTCCAGATGGTGTTACCTGGACGGTGCGAACCAATAGCAGCACAGTTAGGCTGCGCGCCGTTGCCTGGAATGGCAAGCGCTATGTGGCGGTCGGAGATTCGAACGCCGGCACGCCGTCCATAGCTTTCAGCGACGACGGCATAACATGGGCGCAGGCCGCGAGCGTTCCTGCATCTGCAGCTAGCCTATATAGCGTGGCCTGGCACAAAGCGACTCTGCGCTGGATCGCCGTCGGCGATCATGTATCGACTACACCACCTCTAATCCTTTCGAGTTTTGACGGTGACAATTGGAGCAATGTCTCAAACAGTTTCGCCAGTGGAGACGACTTTAGGTCGCTGGTTTCTACGGGCGCGGTCTTGGTCGCCGGAGGCGTGGACGGTCTTGGCTCGGTGGTCACGAGCATGAAGCTCTCCGATGACGGTTCGAACTGGAGAAGAGCGGCGAATCCCGGCGGCAGCAATAAGTACGTTTTCGGGCTAGCCTGGTCCGGCCGGAGAGCCATAGGCGTCGGCGGAAACTCGGGCGGCACGAGCACCTACATAGTCGCAAGCGGCAGCCTTTGAATCTCAGGCTCAAATATACCGAGGCCCGTTCGGACGGGATCTTCGGATGGATCCTATTGGACGATACGGCTGACGGCGAGGCGCGCCCTCTTTGCGTGTTCGTCACGCACGCCTACAAGCAGCCCGATGGCACCTGGCGCCCAAAGGTTCGCGCTGGCGCTTACGAATGCGCGCGCGGGCCGCATCGGCTCGACGGCATGACCGAAGATTTCGAAACATTTGCGGTGCTCGGCGTCGCGGGGCACAGCGGGATCCTCTTTCACTGGGGCAACTGGGGCGACAGCTCCAAGGGCTGTTTTTGCGTAGGTAAGAAAATCATCCTGACGGGCGAAGACCGCGATGGCGTCGACGGCCCGGACGAGATGGTCACCGAGAGCCGCGCTACTTTCGCGGAATTCATGGCGGCGCAACGGGACGTCGCTCAGTTTCAGCTGCTTATCGAAGAGCAGTTCCCATCCGGAGGTTGAAATGATGTCTGGACCTGTCAAAAAGGTTGCGAGCCGATTCCTGTTGCCGCTTGAGTTCTACTTGGGACTGATGGCGATCGCGTGGGCCCTGTCGGGAGGCCTCGGCCGAGGCCTGCTGCGCGAGGTTCTGCTCGAGAACCACGACAGCGTGATCTGGTGGCTCGTGATGCTGGGCGTCGTCGGTTCATCCCAATGCATCGCGGCGTTCGTGGAATGGTTTTACGGTCGTCGCTGGACGCTCTCGCAGCTGCTGCATTCGGCGAAAGCGCGCCTGTTCGTCTCTGGATTGTCCGCGCTCGTATGGCTCTGGATCGTGAAGATGATGATCGACACGCACGTCTGGGAGACGGTCTTCGTCCTGATCATCATCGCGCCATCGACCTTCGCGATGCAGGGATGGATCTTCTGGGAAAACTTTCGCGTGCGGCTCGCCGTCGATGAGAGCATTCCAACCAGCACGATGATCTTCAAGCGTTGAACAGACGGAGGCCGCAATGGACGGGAGAGGGGTAAGGCTATTCGGAGCGACGCTGATGACCGTGTTCCTTGCGCAGATAGCGCAGGCGCAAGTATCGGATCTCGATCCTGAGAAGGTGCACTTCGCGACTTACATCTGGCTCGCCGGCTTCGCTCTGCTCGGGTGGGTCGCGTCGGATCTTCCCAAGCTCGCCGGCTGGGTCGACATCACACTGAACGGCGGCAATCTGCTGAAGACGCGCCTTGAGATTGTGCAGAGCTTCTTCGCGGCCGAGCTCGCCGGCGTCATGGCCTACTTCCTCGCGAAGAGCTCGCCCAAATGGATCGGCCTCGACTCGGCGCCTCCTGAAATGACTCTATTCGTCCTGGTCGGCATCGCAGGATTCTCTGGCTCTCGTGGCCTGGACTGGATCCGCACCAGATTTTTCAAACCGCAATAATCAAGGAGAACGCAGATGCAGGACCAACCTAGCACGCTGACCACGGCCTTCGTGACGGGCGTCGGATCGACGCTCGCGCCCGCGGTCGTGGCCTACCTCAAAACCAAGGGAATCGACCTCTCATCGCCCTCGCTCGAGCAGGCCCTGGGCGGCTTCGTCACGGTCGCGATCGGGACCGCTACGCCGTGGGTTGTCGCGATCCTGGGATCGCTCGTCGGCGCTGTCGTCGCGCTGAATAACGGCCTCGCGAATCTCGCGGGCAGACTTGGCAATATCACCATCGGCAAAAGCAAGCCAGCTGCGCCTGCTGGACCTGAGGCCGTCGCGGCTCCGAAGCAGGCAGGGTTCGCGCGGCTCTCGTTTGTGCTCCTGCTGCTCGCGGTCATGTCGATGTTCCTCGGATGCTCCTCCCTTGGACTCGCTCCTGCGACGAGCACCGCGGACCAGGTGGTCTATGCCGTTTCGCTTCACGATGGCCTGGTGAAGAGCACGGCAAATGCGCTCGCCAGCGGCAGCATCACTGCTGCCCAGGCGGACGAGGTCGCCGGATACCTCGACAAGACCCAGGTCGGGCTGAATGCTTCGAACCTGGCACTCTCCGGCTGCCCGACGGCTACGGTTCAGGGGGTCGTTCAGGCGCCGGCGAGTCCCGGTTCGACTATCCAGGTCGCGGCGCTCGCGGTGCAGACGATCTCCTGCAACAAGGCCACGACGCCACTTCAGCAGTTGCAACTGGTGAGCGTGGTCCTCAACCAACTGGCGGTCTACTACCAGACCGTCGGGAAGTAACTTTTTTCGAATCCGAGGAGAACCGAAATGTCAGCAGTAGCCCTTACAGGTACAGCACTTCTGATCGCCAGGGCAGCGGCGATCGCGGCGGCCGTTGCCGAGCTCGCGGTATCGCTCCAGCAGGCGAGCGCGGTCGTGCAGAACGCCCAAGCTCAGAACAGGGATCCGACGCCGGAGGAGATCGCCGGCTTGTTCCAGACCGACAACGCGGACCTCGCGGCTCTGCATGTGGCCATCGCTGCCAAGGTCGCGGCGCCCGGCGCGGCACCGGTCGGATAGCCCCAAAAGAAAAGCCCCGCTCGCGGCGGGGCTCTTCAGTGGTACCAGGTCGGCTCTAGAAGGCCGAAGTATCCCCCGTGTATTACCCGCGGTCAAGGGCGCTTTACCGTCCCCCTCCAAGCCTGGCCCACCGCCAGCCCGCCCCCCCGGCGGCCACCCCTCGCAGCACTCCTCTCGAAAATAGTTTGATCTACCCCTTGACATATACGCCCATTGAGCGTATCGTGTGAATTGTAGGGGGTGGGTTCGGTAACCAGGTAGGGCTCTAGATCCAGACCAAGCGGGTTCGACTCCCGCCGCCTCCACAAAGCAGCGCCCCGCAATACCGCGCCTCGGGAATCAGGGGCCAAGGAGTAGAAGATGCAATCCTTCACCCACGAGCAGTTCATCCAAGCCGTCCGTCAGATCGCCGTTCAGCGTTTAACCGCAGAGGAGCGCGCCGCCGCCCTCGATGCGAAGCTGGTCTACGGCGCCGGATCCAAGGCCACGCGCGGCGTCACCTATTTCGGCTGCTGGAAAAACGGTCACGAGCATGCCTTCGCCGAGATTTGCGCTTTCGGCGAGGACTCTCCGGTTCAAGTCGCAGGCACAACGCTGCACGAACTCGGTCATGTGCTCGCCGGAATGGGTAAGGGCCACGGCAAGGGCTGGCAGGAAGCGTGCGAGCGCCTTGGCCTGCAGTTCGTGCGCGCGGCTGGCACCAAATATTCCCTCGCGTGCTTCTCCTCCGACATCCGCGAAGCGATCGCCGCGCTTCCGCAGCCGACCGACGGGTGCCCGACTCCGTTCGGTGGCATCAATCCGAACGGCACGCCGCTCCAGATCAAGCTGCGCGGCTGCGGCGCAGGAGTCGGCGCGAAGGGCGGCAAATCACGCGGCGTCGGCTCGGGCTCGCGCCTTCGCAAGTTCGTCTGCGGCTGCGGTGTGATCGCCCGCGTTTCGCGCGATGAGTTCCGTGCGACCTGCAACGACTGCAATACACCGTTCGCGCGCGAATTCTCGAAGGCCGAGATCGCCGCGGCCGGGACGCATTGAAATCCGAAACCTCAACGGAGTCCCGGGTTTTCCGGGACTCTCCCGCGCCTCGGGGTTCTGGGGCAGTTGGAGGACTTCATGACCACGAAACTCGATTCACCCGTCCGACGCGAAACCTCGATCGTCATCAACGGCCGCTTGGGCAATGTCACGCTGCTGCCGGCGGAGCCTGAGCGCGGCCTACCAGATTCGCTCGAGGTGCACCTGAAGGACACACAGCAGCGGAAGCGGATCCCGCTTACCGTGATCTTCGAATCCGTGTGGCCGCAGAAGGCGAGGGCGCCTCGATCGGCCGCCGGCGAGCTGGATGTCGATCTGGATGAGCTCGAGCGCGCGCTTGCGCCTTGGCGGGAAACATCATGAGGACGAATGTTATTCTCTATCGACCGAGCGCACGTGCGCCAGATCGTCAAACGATCGCAACCAGAAGAGGGCGGACCATGAGCAACCATCCCAACCGAAGCCAGACCAATCGCGGCTTCAGCGCGAATCCGAAACCGGCCGAGATCCAGCGCGCGCGCGAGGCTGCCGGCCTCACGCAAACGCAAGCGGGCGAGCTCGTGCACTCGGCGCTCAAGAGCTGGCAGAACTGGGAATCGGACGGCCAGGACAATCGGCGCATGCACCCGGCGACCTGGGAGCTCTTCAACGTGAAGGTGCGGGCGAAGAAGCTGCTCGAGACTGGCCAGGTCACCGAAAGCATAGTGAAGCTCTTCGGGATTTATTTGCCGAAACAGTAAAAATGTCAAATCGGGAAGCTCAACCCGATGTCGATCCCAGCATGGTGATTCCTGATTACAGTCCTCAGCTCGAGGACGGCCGTGCCGTATTGCCAGCCATCGCGCCAACCGCGTGGAAGGACATATGAAATTGCGGCGTGCAGAACGATGCTCGCTGCGAAATAGGCGTCCACTTGTCCGAGGGTGGGATGTTCGCTGATGAAATATCTGGCATAGCCATGTTCATGATTGGGGTCGGTGCAGAATTCGTATTGACCGCACGGATGCTGCACGGCATAACGGGTCTGCGCCCAATCGGTCACGAGCAGCGATGCGTTGATCACCTCTCGCACGGTGTCTCCAGTGCTCCAGGGGTCTGCAGCGAATGCGCTCGTGTGAGCGAAGGCGAGCGCGCAGACGCACAGAAGATTTTCACCAGTGGTGAATATTCTTCGACGCGTCCGAGTCATCCTCCTCTCCAACTCGTTGTTTTTGGCTCCCCGACCAGGGCTCGAACCTGGGACCTGCGGATTAACAGACAGAGGGCGCAAACGACGTAAGCCAGCGAATTCTGAGGCCACAACGTCGAAAGCTCGGTGAAAATTATTCCGCCATTTCGACCTGTACGGCTCGCTATGAGCGGTCACTGTATATTCTCCTTCACCGATCTTCACGCGAACCCGGTTTTAACCCGGTTCGGCTGGGCGATCCGCACGAGCGCCAGGAGCCGCTTGATATAGATCTCCGTCGTCACAACCGACTTGTGGCCCATGAGCATCTGGATGCGCTCGAGCGGGATACCGTTGAGATACATATCCGTCGCGCCCTTCGCACGGAGATCCATCAGCCCAAAGGTCGAGACTCCGCACTTCAAGCAATAGCGCCGCAGCATCGCGCGCATTCCGTCATCCGAATACCTTGATCCGTCGGAGGTGTGCACGAAGGTCTTTACGAGCTTCGTCACCGATTCCGAGATCTTCATCTTCCCGGGCTCGCGATCGGGAGACAGCATATAGAGCGTTTCCTCGAGCTCGTCCGTCAGCTCGATATTGACTGTGCGTCCTGTCTTTCCTTGTGTCACGGAGAGCACGCGCTTTGCGACCCCGCCGACGGTCTTCGTTGTGAGTGACTGAGGCGAGAGAGCGAGAATGTCAGCCGGGCGCTGCAGCGTGATATAGACCAGGCGCATGGCCATGCACACGGATCGGAGCGCGATCGCAGCAACGGCGCCGGCGTCAGCATCTTCCACATAGCGCTCCTTCGGCTTCTCAGGATTGCGCGCGACGTTGCCCACTGGATTCACATTGAGGCCCGGGGAGTAGCCTTTCTCGATGAGCCATGCATACATCGCGGACAGGAGAGAGAGCTCGCGATTCGCGCGGACCTTGGCCTTGCGACGATCGCGGTATTCCGCGAGCAGCTCCGGCTGTCGCACCAGGTCGGTCGGGAGCAGCTGCTCGAACACCGATTTCAGGAAAGGCGCGTGCACCTTGTAGTCGGCGATCGTGCGTGGCTTCTTCTTCCGGAGGAGTCTTCCAGCCTCAGCCTCGGCGATGTAGAGATCGAGGAAATAGCCGAGGGTGCCGAAGCGATGATCCGGATCGTTGTAGATCTTGGCGCGCGCGTTCGCGCGAGCGACGTCCTTGCCGAGCTGCTCGGCCGTGCCGTCGCGGTGCCGATAGATGAACTGGCCATGGTGCGCGTAGACGCGCGGCTCGAGGCCGAGGGGATTACCGTCTTTTCTGCGGCGTCCCATCTGTGCTAGTTTTGTCCCGGAACTGGGTCTATTTTCGGTTGCCACTTGTTGCAGCCGAAATCGGCTTCTACGCAAAGTGCCGCGAAATAGCCGCTGGCATCGGTCACGAAAGCGCCGAGGCCAGTAAATTCCGCTCGGTCTTTACTCCGATAGGGCGCGACCTGTTCATGCTTGATCAACGTGCAGACGAAATATCCATCAGGCAGATCGTCCGGAGCGTCTCGGTGATCCTCTCCTTCGCTGAATCGGCATGTGCCGCAGGTTTTTTCGGTGCTCATGGGGGCGGCCAGCCTATCACGCTCGATGACGAGCCGCTCGGAGCTTGGCCCAATCGGGGCGCACGAGCTCGCCGGCGGCGGGCGGGAGCTGCGCGTTCCTGCGGCTGGTCATCACGGCTTCGTATTCGACGCGGCCGACGAGGGGCTGGCCATTCGGCCGCTGCTTCACCTTGCAGCCGAGCTTTTCGAAGAAGCGGATCCGCGCTGCGCCCTGGGTGAGAGGCTCGGTGATGTGCTCGATCTCGGCGTCGGTGAGATAGGGCGTCACGCGTGCTGTTCCTGGAGCGCCTCGACCTGCAGCTCTGCCTTCCAGCTGTTCGCGTCTGGCGCGACTCCCTTCTCGATCCAATGGCGCGCGCCGGCGGCCGGATCCGTGGGCCAGCTCGGGCCCCAGACGCCGTGATCGAGCTCGAACACATTGTGGAAGTGCACCTGCTCTCCCCAGCTCGCCATCGTGCTCGAGCACCAGGCCATGTCGCCGCTCGCCCAGCGCATGAGCCAGCACCAGCGCATGCCTCCGCCGCGCCTGTTGCGCGATACGCGCGCGAAGCAGACGACGGCGACGGGGTGCGTGTTGATGCCGGCCTGGGTGAACATCAGGCTTCCAGGAATAGCACCGGCAGCGCGACGGCCTGCCCGGGCGTGGGATAGTCGATCACGCCGAGGGTGCGCAGCGAGCCCAGGTTGTTGAAGTACCCGCCCGAGGTCGGGGATACCCCAATCTTCCCAGCCAAATCGTCCTTCGCGATCGACTTCGGGTAGATCTCGATCAGGGCGCGGACGATGGCCGCCTTGGACGCCCCGATCTTGCGGCAGAGTGACTCCTGCATTTCCTCGACGCTCATCGGTTCCGAGGCCTGGGCGGCCTTCCTACCGGCCTCCGTGAGCCTGACCAGGCCCCCGGAGGGGTATTCGATCAAACCGGCGCTTCTGAGGGTCCCCAGATTGTTGAAATAGCCCCCGCTCGTGGGCGAGACCTCCGCCCAGAGCGCGAGCTGCTCCTTGCTCGGCTGGGCGATTCCCATGCCCTCCAGGGATTCCAGGGAGTCAAGGATGCGCTGCTGGGACCGGCTGACGCCCTCAACGGGTACGTGCCCCGACTGTCGGCCGCTTCCGTTCGTGCGCGGCCGTACGCCAGATGTATGACGTTTGACATACACCGCAGCAGGGGCCGGCTCGCGCTCGGCTTCGGCCATTGCTGCATCGAGCGACCTGGTGGCCTCTCCCAGGGCTGCTGATGCCTGGCGCAGGCGCGGTAGGGCCTTGCGCAGCCCTTCCTGCAAGCCGGCGGCACGCGCCGCGGCCATGTCCCGTGCGTGCGCCTCTTCATATTCGGCGCGCCAGGCTGGTGTCGGCCCCTCCGCGGCCTGGGGCTTCTTGGCGGCCCGCTCGAACTCGGCGATCCTGGCTTTCAGGCGCTTCGGATCATCGGCCTTCGCCTTCTCGATCGTAGCGGCCATCTGGCCCTTGAGAGCGTCCAGGTCGACATCGGCCAGGTTCTTCGGCTCGACGGGCTTCACGCCCGGCTCGGGGCTCTTGCCAGAATCGAAGGTTTCGATCGGCAGGACGTGCGTACGCTTGAAGATGCCCTCCGCAGTCGGCCAGCCAGGCGACCAGAACCAAGCATCCCCGATCGGGAGGGAGGGGAGCGACTCCATCAGGGTCTTGCGCTGTTCTGGCGTTCCGTGGACGTCGATCCAGGCATTCATCGCCGCGAGGTCCTGCGGCGCGATCGTGCGAAGCGCAATCAGCATCTGCGCCTGGGTGAGCACGTTCTTGTTGAGCACGGCCGAGCGCTGCGTCACCAGAACGCAGCCGATACCGCGCTGCCCACCGCGGCGCACGATGTCCTCAGCGGCTCCGAGCATGCGCTCCTCACCCTTTTGCGGCTTCTGCGGCGCGATGGCGTCCGCCTCGTCGACCACGAGCATCATCGGCGTCCGGTAGATCTCGCGCGCCTTCAGCCGGTAGAGGTTCTCCATGAACGAGGTCATGAAGGTGGCGACCTCGTGCTTGCGAAAGGTCGACAGGTCGAGTAGCACGCTCACGCGGTCCTCGACGACGAGCTTGGCGACGACCTCGCCAGAGCTCGGCTCGAGCGGCACATCGCCGCGCTCACCGCCCAGGATCACGATCGGCAGACCCGGTGCTTTGCCGTCGGCCGAGGAGCGGATGCCGTGCTGATCGCCCTTGGGATCGACGAGCACGATTTGTTGATCGGCCTTGAATAGCTGCTCAACGAGCCGCCGCATCGTGTACGACTTTCCCGCGCGGCGCTTTGCAATGATCGCGATCGTCTGAGTGACGGCGTCTAGCGGGAGCGTCAGGTCTTTGGCGATTCGTAGTGATTTCATCTGGAAACGCCATCCACAAACGCGCCGTTGCCGTATAAACTGAAGATATGCAGCGCACGCCTGATTTGAACGGAAAGCGATTCGGACGCCTCACAGTCCTGCATGAGGCCGATCGTCGTGCTCGCCGACATCGTGCCTGGTCCTGCCGCTGCGATTGCGGCGCGCTGGTTGTCATCCGCCAGGACCATCTTGGGAAAGGGAGCACCTCCTGCGGCTGCTTGCGCCTCGAGCGCGTTCACGAATCCAACAGTACGCACGGCCTGAGCACGACTGTCGAATACCATACTTGGGAGCGCCTGAAGAATCGATGCCTGAATCCGAGAACGCCCGACTACGCGGAATATGGCGCTCGCGGTATCACGGTATGCGATCGCTGGCGCGACAGCTTCGAGAACTTCCTCGCCGACATGGGCCCGCGCCCATCTGACCGGCACTCGATTGACCGCCGCGATAATGACGGCCCATACTCGCCAGACAATTGCCACTGGGCAACGCCGAAGGAACAGGCCAACAATCGCCGCGACCGCGGCTACAATCGCTGGCATCCGCGTCCTGTATCCGCATAGAGCGATCGTCTGCGTCACCGCTTCGAGCGGTAGCACCAGATCCTTCGCGAGTTTCAGCATGTTCTTCACTTCCCCGCCTCTCGCACCTTCGCTAGGAGGGCCTCTCCGATCAGGCGTCCCATTTCTTTGGCTTCTAATTTTGCGTCGCTGTAGCCATTGATGATGTAGTTGCACCGCATCTGGAGCGTTTGCAGCAGATCGAAGTCTATCGACAGCGAGGGGGCGGCACGGAGGGCGAGCAAGTCAGTGATGCAATTCGCTGCCTGCTCCATCGCTACTTGCATCATTGCGACTGTGAACTGGTTTCGGTTCTTGTCGAATACCGGAAGATTCAGCGCTAGCTTCCGCAAGTCCTCCCCCGCACCCTCGGCTACCTCTGCGGGGGCGGGAGGGGCGTCGAGCCACGCATGCTCAGTCGCAAAGGCTTCGCTTCCATAGACTTGCCCTTCTTTGATACACAATTCAGCATCTGCTTTTGACTTAAACACGCGAGCGGCAAGCGGATCGTTTGTCCAATTCCGACTCGGCCACGGTTCGATCCAGCGCGGGTCTTCTTTGCGTTCGATGAACCAGCACGGTTTCCGCCCAGCCTGCGGCGCTGCATTCTGCCCCCCTGGAGCGAGGGCTCGGATGGCGGTGGCGCAGGCCGTAGCTAACCCGGGCCCGACGCTGAAATAGTGCTTGTGCTTCTCGTACTGCTCATCGCACACCCTCGCGCATTCCTCGATGATCGCGGGGCGGGAGGAGAGGGTCTTGTCCATGAGCATGACCGCGTTGCAAAGGGCCTGAATCCCATTCGGCGTCAGCGTCGGCCTATTCTCCAGCCAGTCCATCGCTAGATTGACTGCATCGCCGCGATCAATCCTAGCCTCGGCAGCGCGGGCGGCGATCGCCCGATCGAAATGCGGGTGGCCGTTGCCGTCATAGCTCAGGCCCTTGCGATATAGCTCGAGCAGGTCGATCTCCCGAAGCAGCGCCATAAGCATCGGGCGCTGGCTTGCTGGGGTATCCGGGTGAAGGACCATCCAGCGCGCCTGCTTGAGCAGCTCCTCGTGCGAGGGCGGCGCGATTTTCTCGCGGGCAGCTGCCATTTCTTCGGCGACGGTCATAAGCTTCTCTCCTCCTTTCACCAGGTCCTCCGGGCTCGTCGACTGCGCAGTGCTCTGCAGCACTCCGTTTTTCCAATAGCGCACGAATACGTTGCTCCCGTTCTGGCTCCTGACGACGCCGTGCTCGCAATCCGGATGCCGGCGATCGCCGTGCGCGTGACTGGGAACATAGAGAACGGCGTCGTCGGGTTTGAAGTCGGATGCTTTCATGCGGCCCTCGCCTCGAGCTGCGCGCTCGCGTGCCCGGGAGGTATCCAGACCGGCGGCACGGCGCGACGAAAGCGGACGGATTGCCAGTAGAGTCGTGCTCGAGCGCGCACGGATCTGCGGTGATAGCGCCAGCCGAGCCGCGATCGCCGGCGCTTCACTTCGCCGTCCTCCGACCACTTGTGCAGGGTCGCGTTGGAGACGCCTGCCTCCGTCGCGGCCGCGCTCAGGAAAAGCCAGTTCGCGCCGAACCGTTCGCGCTTCACAGGATGCCGCTTCGCCTCGAGCAGCCGTTTGAACTGCGGCTTGCTGATGTAGATCCGCCGGCGGTCCCACCTGGTCCTCGAGATCCTGATCGTGCCGTCGAGCTTTCGATCATGGATCCACTTCTCGGAGACGCCGAGCTCAGCCGCGGCTTGCGCGAGCGTGTAGCCTTCCTGCGATTCGTACCGCTGCTGCAGTGCGCGCACGGTCGCAAGCGGGATTCCTTTCGTCTGATCGCGCCACTGGCATCCGTGCAGCAGGATCCGCAGCCTCTCGATCGAGACACCGACGCGGCGCGCCGCCTCATCCTCTGAGAATCCGATCGCCTGGCGCAACTGCCCGCACATATGCCTCGAGACGTAGGTCTCACCGCGCATCGGACCGTTGGTGCCGATCTTCGCGAGCAGCTTGCGATCGGCGATGAATCGCCGCAGCTGCCGGCGCGTGAACAGGTATTGCTTGCTGGCGGTCGCGAGTGAGATCCAGCACTTGTCGCTGTCTCCCGTTGGGCACCTGCGCGCGCGCCAGTGCGTCGCATCGGTCCGCGAGAGATAGATGCGGCGCCCCCGGCGAGTCGCGCTCAGCACTCCATTCGCGATCGCGCGCGCAACCCTCGAGGGCCCGCATCCGACAAAGCGCGCGGCCTCCGCCGGCGTCATGCCCGGCGTCCATTTGCGCGTGAGGTGCCGTTTCGCGCCGAGGGCAAGCGGCGGATATCTGCGCAGGTAGTCATCGTAGGAATGCGGTGCACCCTCCGGGCCCCAGATCTGCGCGCAGGTGCTGCAGGCCTTCGGGTGCAGGCGCGCGCGCAGCTTGCGCCAGGTCACGGCGAGATTGCCAGGCTCAGGCTTCCCGTGCCAGGGCATCGGCCTGCCGGCGCGTCGATCGGCGACGAGCTTTCTCGCGAGCTTCGGATCGATGAACCAGGTGCCGAACCGTGTGGAATGAATATCGAGGCCGAAGGGATTGCAGCGCACCGCGGTGGGGATATAGCCGGCGCGCGCCCACTCGGACAGCTTGTCGCTGCGGATCCCGAGCGGCCGCCGGATCTTGCTCAGCTGGACATATCCCTTCGGCGGGAAGATCCTCGTTTTCTTCCAGGCCTCCCAGGACGCGCGCGGTATCACCCAGAGGCGCCCCACGCGAAACGGGCGCAGCTGCTTCGAGCGGATGCACTGGTAGATGATCGCGCGTGAACCCACTTCGCGACCGGCCTCGGCGATCGTCATGCCGCCTACGACATCGGTCGTGACCATGCCCAGGCGGTGGTTGATCGCCATCTGCACGCTGTGATGCGAGCGCACGGCGCGGCGATCGCCGGTGCGCTTGCGGAGGCGCTCGGTCATGATCTTCGAGATCTCCGCCTTACCGAGACGCCCGACCAGGCTCGCGACCACGGCGAGATCCGGAGCCTGCCATTCGTAGGCGCCGCGCCGGCCGGCTTTCCGAGGCATCGGCCATTCGTCATCACGTGGCGTGCGGCCGCGCCAGAGCGAGAAGAGTTCCACGAAGCGCTTCGTTTTCTTCTGCCTCGAGCACGCACCAGTTTCGCGGATCCGCAGGACCTCCTCGATCGAGCGGCCGAGCACCGCGGCGAGCTCGTGCGAGGGCGTGCGCCAGCCATGCTCGAGGATGAAGCGCTGCCAGGCAATCATCGTCTTGTCCCCAGCTCGTCCTGCAGGGCTCGGTCGCCCGAGAGCATCTGCTGCGGTGAGAGGCCGGCGACGGCGCCGAGCAGGGCAACCAGGGGCGGCGTGAGGGCGCGCAGCCTGGGCGTGGGCACGTCGCGCATGGCGCGGTCCCATTGGCTGAAGGTGGTCGGCAGCTTGGGCTTCGCGGCTTTCGCCTTGGGCGCGACGCGCTTGAGCGCCTCGGCCATCGGCATGCGCACCTTCTCGGCGCCGGCGCGGCTGAAGCAGAAGAATTCTCCCGGCGCGAGCGCGGTGAGATCTCCGAACTCGATCTTGGAGGAGCGGAACTGCGGCGCGAGCGCGGCCCAGGCCGTCGGATCCTCCTGGCAACCGATCAGGGACAGGTTCTTCGTGCCGAAGATCGAGCGGTGGAGGGATCCGGTGAAGCGCAGCGCCGTGAGAAAGAGATCCAGGGCGCGTTTGCGGCCGCGCTCGGCGAACTGGTTGACGATGTCGGAGGCCTCGCCGATGTCGCCCTTGCGCTTCTTCGGCGCGCTGAACGCCTGTCCCTCGTCCATCATCACGAAGATCGGCTTGCGGTCCTGCTCGGCCGCCTCGAGGATCATGCGGCCGTAGGGGATGAACTCCGAGGCGTCCCTCGCCGACACGACCAGGATCGGCTGATCGCGCTTCGCCAGGCGCTCGCGCAGCTCGCTGACGCCGCGGACCGCATCGCCGTACATGGACTCGAGCTCGCCCTCTGGATCGATCAGGATAGACACCCAGCCCTGGCGGGAGAGCTGCTCGGCCACCAGCAGGCCGGCGTTGGTCTTGCCGATGCCGCTCGGGCCCACGGCGACCATGCGCAGCCCGGTCGTGGCGTATTCCGACAGGTCGATCGCGACGCTGCCGAAGTCCAGGATCGCGCCCTCGAGCTCCTTACGGATGATGACGGTGCGCTTCATTCGTCCGCGTCCTTCGCCTTCAGCAGGACATCATGGAGGTTGAGGACCTGGCGCGCGTTGAGCGAGAACACGACGGCGAAGTCGTCGATCACCTGGCGCGTGACGCGCTCCAGCACGCCATCGCGGCGCGCCTTCGCGACGAGCTTGCGCAGGCTCGACCAGTCGTGGCCGCCGGCGGGCATGGCGCCTGAGTCTCCGATCTCCGCGTAGAGCTGCTCCATGGTGTGCTGCGGTTCGTCGGGCCCGAGATCGGCGGCGAGGCGTTCGTTCAGGATCTCGAGCAGCTGCTGAGCCGGCATGTAGCCGTGCACCTTGCCAATCAGGGCCTTCTCGGCCGCGGTGAAGGCGCGCGGCCTATCCTTCATGAGATTGATCGCCCTGATGTTGGCCGGGGCGTTCATGCCGTCGGCCCCATGTAGGCGAACTCGATGCGATTGACGTCATCCCACGGCTTGCACTTGTGGGATATGCAGAAGTTGTAGACGAACTCCGCGGGCGGTAATCCGGGGAAGCCCTCGCGGATCATTTCCCGCGCGCCATATTCGGACTCGAGCTCCAGGCGATTGAGTTTCTCGATCCGCACGTCACGGATCAGGATCTGGC